ACTGGGTCGTGAACCCTAAAAGCTTAAATAAATCAAGGCCAAACACCAAAGCTATTGTAATACCTATAATAAGCGCTCCCACACGGTCAACGACCAGGTGCCTCCCGGGATCCCAGACCATTTTCAGGGTCTCCCAAATAGCCTCGGCTAAAAAAGCCGCCACAATGATAAGAACAATCGCCTGCCCGATTTCCATTATACATTCCTCCTGATTTTTATTTTTCATCAAAAGTTATTATGTTTTTAACCCACCACCTCTTTATGGTACTTGTACAACACTGCGATAAACCGGTAAAAATCATCACTCCCTGCCGGGTTATTGACTAACCCAACATTGACCGCCCAGGATACGGCAGTCCTGGCCCACTCCGGAACCACGGTCAGGTCAGGAGCAGAATTGTTCTGTAACCTTTCCCAAAGCTCATCCCAGGGAAACTTATTACCTGGGCACTCCGTTGGCTGAAGCCTGAAATGACCGACCAATTCCGCATGGGGATATCTCAGCCGAAGAGCTGTAAGCAGGACCTCCAAGGCGTCAAGTTGCTCAGGTGTGGGCGGGTGCTCGGAAAGCCTTCCGGTTAATGCTATACCTATACTGTGATGATTATGTTTAAGCACATGTGCGCCCTGCCTACTATCAGGCCGGCCTTTTTCAATAGCGCCACAAGCCCTGATGACATAGTGATATCCAATACCGATAAACGGGTCACTCTTCCTATTCCGGTGCCACTTGTCGATTTCTTCTACTGGTGCATCGTGGCTGTTAGTATGATGCAATACCAGGTACTTAACTTCCTGTAAGGCTGCCATTTTTTGAAGGTCTGCCGGGCTCCATTTAAACTCCTTTATATTCACCTTTCCACCCCCGTGATTTTATTTATTTTCTCGATGTTTATACCTTTTTCAAATCAACTCACTCCTTTCGTAATAATAAAAACCGCAAGCCCTACACAAAGAGAAAAGAGCACCGTCACCCACGCCGGATACCCTACCCGGGGGCAATTTTTCCGGTACCCTTCACACTGACACAAGCTCACAAACTGCTTCTGCTCATCAAGCCTTTCATGGATACGCAAGATATCCTGGCGCGTTTCCTCCCGGTTTCTTTCGATGACCTTTTCAAGTCGCTGCAAGCCGTCGTTAACGCCTTGCAGCCCAACTTCAAGTGCTTTGACTTCAGTCTCGCCCACTCACCCCCACCTCCACTTGGAGAGATTAACCTATTCCGGATTGAGTAAACTCTCCCGGGCACTTATAAACTCAGCCTCGGTTATTTCAGTCCAGGATCCCCTGACTGTAACACCATCCTGTAACTTAACATGACAGTTTTCAGAAGTCGTTTGGACACCTTCCAGTAGGTATTTGTAGTCAATGTCGAGAACGCCCTCATCCACCGAAACAATAAAATATCCAGGCACGTGTCCTACCTCCTAGCCCTCAAGTTCGTATACCCATTTAAGTGTTGCGGGGTTGCCATTGGCGCTTTTATACTCAATTTTCAACGATTGCTTAAAGTTAAGTTCCGCGAAATCAGGTCTACCTCCGTTGGCCAATGTTAACCATGCATAAGCAGTCGAATCAGTCGTAAACCTCCACGCTCCGTCCGGGTAAGCCACCACCCCACTATTGCCGTTTCGGGACTCCTGTACAACTATACCGTCAATAGTTACTTTGGTAAGCGAAATACCTCCAGTAGGAGCTGTATCCAAAAGCCCTAAAAGCCGACCTATGCCGGTTATATTGAGCGCAGTCTGGTATGATGTCTGCTGCGTCATAAACGACCCCGGAGCAACCGCCGCCCTTGGTTTCTGGCGGGTGTTAATGTTGTTATTAAGAGTGCTTCGGGCCTCGCCGATTTTGGCGTGCAGGCTTCCGGATGCGCTGGCAACGTCAGTCCTGACGCCAATCTGCCTTATAATAAAGGCATACACCCTATTAGCATACTGGATCACGTTACAACCCCCCGCTTGGGATACTCACCGCTCATATTTATTTGCTCGATCTGCCTGATTCCGCTCACGCCGTCTGTTGATGGCACATGTAGGTATGTTTTATCCGGCATTTCGCCGGAATAAGTTGTTGTTATTGAAGCTTCATCAAATAATGTATGTAATAACTTACCGGATTCTCCGGAATAAACTACAAAATGAATGGCGTTGTTTGCAGTCCAGGCGCCTGATGTACCAGAGCGGCGATAACAAGGATGTGAAGCGTCCTGGCTGGCCTCGCCAATTAAATGGTTATGGTCTGTCCCGTCACCTGATTTTAAAACAATAACCCAGTAGTCGTTATTTTGAGTAAGCCCGGTAGCATCAAGTGGAATAGACCAGTAGGCAGCATTAGCCGGCAGGAACTCTTTGGGTATCATTATGCTTTTCAAAAGGGTCCCGGCATTACTTCCGTCGGGGTTAAAATTACTGTCGCGGAGCTCAACCCTTAAGTCCTTGCCTGCTCCATCGGAAGCAACCTCTAATTCAACCCTTGATATTTCCGTGACACCGGCGGCTGTTATACGAATAGCAAAATTGTATTCACTTAAATTGTTTTCCGTAACGCCTGCGCCGGCCTTGGAATCAACCTCAGCGCCTTCATAAATATCAACCCAGTCTTCAATACCAATAAGACTGTTCAAGCTATCTTCGTTTAGCTGGGTAACACCATTTTTGAAGGCATACACGCTAATTCACCCCCGTAAACGTCCAGCGGACCTCGATAATCAGGACTGCACTGTCAGTCTTACTAAATGGTTGCACAAGCCGGTTAAGCAATGTTCCGCTGCCAGCTGCATCGGTGGACCTGGCCACAATCCCCACGCACTGGTGGTCACCATTGCCCTCGGAAGTTCCGAACATCGTTCTTAGCCTTGCCATGGTTCCGGTTCGTGATTTTGATGTAATGGCTTTGCGGGCCACCTCAGACATATCAGTTAAGGTATCAGATATATCAGCAGGTATGTCAGAGCTTCCGATGACACAATGCATTGCAGCCGTTTCACTTGGCCGGTCTCCAATTAATAAAGACGCCATATTAGTCAGTCCACCCTGAACAATCTTGTTTTTGGTCGGTCCTACAGTCCATTTCCGTCCTGTCCTGATATCTTCATAATGAAAAAGCCACTCAGCTGAAATGCCGATAATTTCTCTATTTCCGAAGAAATTTTTAATGAATTTGATCAAGTATCACCACCCCCAAAAAAGATAAGAGCCTTTCGGCTCTATCGTGTCAGTTAATTGATTAAGGCTCCCCTATCTGGTAATGCCAATCACCCGGCAACTGCTCAACCACCTGCACCCCCGGCATATCCAAGAAGAAATCAATGTCTTCCTGGCTGAAATTATGTTCTACAGCTACCCTGCCATCGATACAACAAATTGGTTTACCTATCTCCACGCCTCCAGGGGTTTTGGCAATATCGATTAAGAAACTATAATCGGGGAATACAACAATCATACAGCGAAACCTCCCGCCCTTGCATGTGCAAGTATTTCAGCATTTGTTAATATACGCGCATATTGTCCGATAAAAGCTAAACCGCTCTGGAAGTAGTTTGAAGCATTAGCCCTTCCAACAAATGGGCCTGATGCCGGTGCCGTATCAGCTATTATAGTATCTGTGCCAAAGTTAAGTGATGTTGTTACATCCACAATAGGCTGACCATCTACAAAAAGAGCCATTGATGACCCGGCACCAGCTACTTGAACAGTCGCATGTATTATATGGAACCCAGAGGACAAGGGGGAATTTGTATTTATCCTTGAAATTGTTTGAGCCGCCAGGCCACTTCTTACCCTGAAATTAAGTTTTTCATCTGAATCTAAATACAAAGTATATCTTTCGGCGGCTGCATCGTCAGCAGTTGACTCCCACCAAATGTATTGTGACCCTGCAGTATTTGTAACATTGATTACTGCCACAAAAGTTATAGTAGTGCAATTACGAACTGAACATAAGGCATCTGCTGTCACAACACTTGAAGCCGCACCACTAAATCCAGCAACCAAAGGAATATTAGCATTAGGGCCTGGCTGTGCAAGCGTCACGCCTGAGTAAGCCCCATTAATTGCTGTAGCATTAAAGGCATGGTCAAATGCAGTAGTCCCTATATCCTCCTGGAAAGGCCATAAGAAACGCAAATTAGCTGTATCCAATAATGATTTTAAAAATGGAGAAGGATAAAAAACTATACCTCTTTCAGCTTCAAGCCACCTCCTAAGATACCAGTAATTCTGCATATATTCACGGTCAGACAAGGCACGGTTGTAAATAAGTACACACATAATATCTCCAGACCAGTTGCGGTTGGCGTTATTGCTATTTCCTATATAAAGAGGGTTAGAAGAATGGCTGTTTATGTTATCGGTTTCGGATGCTCCACCTAACCTCTTGAAATCATTTGCCCAAACCCATAAGTTTTGTTTATCATACATCCCTGCAACAATATGATTATTGAAAAATGCCATTCTATTACCAAATGTATATGCGGATCGCTGGGTATCGTCTGAAGCCCGTCTAAAAACAAACAAAATGTCTTGACTTATATTCTGCCGGTTATACATCTGAAATTTAAGCTTATCCACAACTCGGCCAAAGTCTCCACCGCCGTAACCAGTAGGCCTTACAACGGCCATAATTGTAATCTGTCCGGTAAGAGCGTTTATATTTTCTGAAACCGCTACAACATCATAATCATCCGCACCAAAAGACTGTCCCCTAACATTAATTGCAGGGTCGTTGGTATCAACCCCCGATGTACTACCCAACTGCCCGTGGTTGGGAGGCATAACAAATGGTAACACAATTGCCCCAGATGTAAGCATTAAATCATCAGCGTAAAAAGTTTTTGATGAGATATTTGTAGCATAGACACCAACTGCTACAAAAAAGCAATCAGAACCAACGGTCCCCACATGAGTGTAGCGGGCAAAATCAGTTCCCACAAGATGTGTTGTGTTTGTACTTCTTAAATATGCTCCAGAGGAATTGTACTCAAAAAGGTGCATCCTTAACAAGTCCCCGCCTACAGTATCTGTAGCAAGGTGCATACTAACAGCAAAAACACTTGAGGGGTCGCAAGCTACTCTAACATTACCAGTATGAAAACCTTCTTGCACAACAGTCCCAGTACAAACCATTTTCAAACTTTTAGCTCCACGATATACCTTAATACTTTCAACCGAAATTGTAGTTCCGGCTGTGGCCGCAAAACCACCAGTGGTTCCATCCTCACAACAGTTGGCCTGGTTTATTGAAAGTAAATTCACAGCAGGCACAGACACATCCCAAAGACGTTGTTTATCTACAGTTTTATAATACACTTTAGGAAATAAACCGCCATTAACCTGAGGCCCCCATAAGTAGGCTCCAGAAGTGCCATCGCCAAGATAACCATAACCATTATCAGCGATTGCAAGATAAACATAAAATACAGGCGTTGTGGCTCCAGACATTGAATTAAAAGCAATATAACACCTGTAAAAGTCTCCTCCAGCAGGGCTTATACCATAACCCAAAAGTGGACCCGATGTTTGTCCTATAACCCCTGTAGATAAATTAAACCAGGCTTGGCATGCTGTGCCATCTTTTTGCATCACCCGCAAACGTATCCAGACTCTCTCCCCAGCTTTAGCGTGAACGCTAAAACAATACACCTTATTATCTTCCAACGCAGGTGACTGACTAACAAAGTGGGCGGGGGTTCCAGCATCAGATGTTTCTACCACCTTATCGGCTGTTACTGTACCATCTGGAGCTGCTATTATTTTAGGGGTAATTGTTGTATAGGTTTTCGTCCAAGCCGCATTTCCGAATCTATCGGAATATGTAAACAGATTTTTACTTTCTTGAAAATTATAGAACGCTACAAGCCCAGCTTTCACCAAGCCTTTTGGCCTTAGAAGTAAGCTCATTATATCCACCTACGCCTTCATCATAACTTTAATTGTACGGGCTGCCTCCTGTGGAATACTGGAAACGAGAGACAAATACGGGAAAGGTGCTATATATAGAGCATAGGTTTCTATGGAATACGGCTCATTCACAGCTACATTTATGGCAGGCATAGCAAAACCGGCCTCATTCTTTGGTATCTGCTTTGTCCCGCCTGATATTGCAGAACCTTTTACCTGGATAGTTGCGGCAGTCCAAGCGGCAGGCATGATAAAAGTCAAATACTTGTAGTTCCTGAAATCAATCTCCGTGCTTTCCGTTCCACCCTGCGGTATAACCGCGTCTACCACAGCGTAGTTGCCCGTTAGTTCTACACGGTCCACCTGTAACCCAGTCACCTGCTGTATTAGACTAAAGTTCCCCTGGGCGACTGCCCCGTTTGCAAAACGGAACCGAAAAAATCTTTTTGTTAGACCGGTCCAAGGTATCTCCGCGGTAACATTGGCTGACACTGCGACACTGGCCAGCGTCGAATATACCTCACCCGGATCCTTGTGCTCCAGAAAAAGCGTGCCGGCCTGGTCAGCGCTTACCAGTCCCCGCACCCTTCCAATAGGGATCGCGCTGGTTATTCCGGAGATAACAGGTGCAAGCCGGTCCTGGTCACCCTGGGTGTAGCTTGCATCCCCGGCTAAGGGCGTGGTTGAAAGGATTATTCCGGCCTCGCCCAGCTTCATGGCCAGGAACGCCCACTCGTCTATGTTCGGTACAATTAGCCCCGGTGTCTTCACGTTAGCTGAATCCCTGTTTAAGTTCTTTGACATTCTATTTCCAGCCAATGATCATCCCTCCAATTCCAAAAAATCACGCGCACTCGACAAAACCGCATATGGCGTCGGAGTCGCCGCAAAACCAGGGCGGGGTCCTTAAGGTATTTATGAGTACGTCACTTATCCCTACAGCTTCGCTCACGACTGCTATTTTTTCCAGGGTGCTGGTATCGGCCAACTTCTTATTCCGCTGGGCGGAAACGAGCGCCATCAAGTCGTCAGGAAGACCTATGAGCCTTCCGCCATATTCAACGCGGTAGGTCCAATCAGTAGACGTTTTCGTAATCATCGTCACCTTTTGAATTACCCAGTAACCCACAATTCCACGCAAAGGAAGGTTTATTGTTAGTATCTGGCCCGGCTCCCACCCGTCTATCTCGGTATCGAAAGAGCCTTTAACTGAAGGGTTTGAGTGATCTAAAAGGTATTTGTTGCCTGCAGCTTCTGCCGCCTCCAGAGTGACGATGGAGTCATCGACAATCACGTGCTCGTAAATGCCCGTACCGCCTTGAATTGCTCTTACAGCCGCCTGGCTTGCCATATCCTCAACCATGGTAATGACTGGAGTATCGTACTTGAAAGTAAACGATACTGTAGTCCCCGCTATTATGTTGGGCTGCCCGAGTGCCAATCTGGCCAGTTTCTCCTGGAAGTTCATCATCCACTGAAACAGCGACTCGTTTTTATCCATGTCCTCTATACCAGGGGTAATAAGAGGGCCCCCGGCTATACTTATCTTGAGATCGTGCGGCCTGTACGGCAGTATCCAGGCCCTTTGCTTCCCGTCAGCTGCGTATTCATACGTGATGTCGTCGGAGAGCATAGTCCCGCCGCGGATATAAACACGGTTTTTCAGCCCTTCTATTTCAGGTGTATGCTTTAAGCTGCTAACGGCTGTATCCGGCCCAATAATTACCGGGGCAGGATTGGCAAGGCTTTCAGCGTTAAAAAAGTGCAGGTCCTTATCGTAGTCAAGGTACCAGTCCCACCCGACGTATTCAGAAAGCTCCTTCATGCACTGGGAGGGGTGCTTGTAATCAAATTTAATATTTTCAATTACCGGTGAGCCGCTTTGAATATTGACTCCTGTGAACCCGGAGCAGTATTTTGCAATTATGTCAGCCGCAATTACGTCAGCAGCCTGATTTGTATATTCCTCAACGACAAGCAGCTGGTCAAACTGGTAGGTATAATCACGGGCCTGGCATTCGTAAAAATAAACGGAGCCTCCCTGCGGCTTTTCTTCGGGTTTATCGATTATTCCGGCAAATTTTTTAACGCCGTCCTCGGTAATAACAACCTCCTCGCCGCCGAAGGGTTTTGTTCCGCCAATAACGGTAAAACTGCAAGCATCCTCCCGGTAAGTTAAGACTTTCTCGATCCTAGTCCCTTCAATTAAAATATCAACTGTGCGGTCAACCCCGGAAATTGTAATTACACGCGCCATCACACCAGCCCCTTATAGCCCGCCCGGACCATCTCGCGCCTGAACTTGGCCCATATCTCGTCCGCATTATTTCCGTGGATATTTATTATTACATTTGCCGGTGCGCTAACCCCGCCGGCTGCCGCTACCGGGAGGGCCGGGGCAACGTTGATGATGGGGTTTCTGATCGCTTCGGCCAGGTTATATGATACGGCTGAAAGGTTGGGCATGCTTATCCTTATACCCTCAGTAAGACCCTTAACCAATGACGGCCCCCACTCGGCAAGGCGTTTTAAGGGACCTACTCTTGCCGGGCTGTGCGGCATGTAGGAGTCAACAATGCCGGCCATGTTTTCCAGAGTACGCCGCAATCCTTCGAACTGGCTTTCCATACCGCCTGTAAAATTAGCCAGCAGGCTTACTCCATACTCTGTTCCAGCACCGGCAATATCTATAAATTTTTGGTTTATCCGGTTCAGCTCTTCTTCCGCATTCTTTCTGATCTCGGCATTCTTTCTTTGCCACTCTACCCGGTAAAGCTCAAGCTGCTGTGAGGCGGCGGCCCGGATCTCTACAAGCTTTTGCTCCATCTCATTGCGCTGTCGCTCCAGCTGGCTTACGGCTTCTTCCCGGGCGTCCTTGTTTTTGGTCTGCCACAGTGATACATATTCGGCCAGCTCGTTGTCTGTCAGGGTGTTGAGGGCTGCGATTTCAGGGGCGGCCTTAGGTCCCATTTCCCTAAGCTCGGCAATTAACCCCTGGTCTACACCGCGGGCTGCCAGGGCCCGGATGTTGTTACCCCACTCCTCAAAGGTCTTTACCTGGCCCCGCAGGTTTTCAAGGAGCTGCCCGCCGGAAACTTCCTTGCTGGTAACTTCATCAAAAAGCCCCACGAAATCACGCAGGGCTTTAGCTCTTTGTTCTACCTGGGTTTGATACTCCCGGGTGAGTGCTTGCTCATCCTCGGCCAGTCTATTATTTGTTTCCCTAACCTTCTCCTCATAATCCTCAAGGGCGGCGGAAAGGTCCTCCCTGTACTTTTTCTCGACTCTGGACAATTCTACTGAAAGGTCACGCAGTTCCCTTGAATGGTTTTTTATAGCAGCATTATTGTCATAAATCTGCTTTTCAAGTTCTGCCAGGGCTTTTTCCTCATCCGCCAGTTTTTTGTTGAGTTCGTCAGTACGCTTTGCCAGATCCTCCTGGGATTCACCTTCCAGAACTCCGGCGGCTGTACTGGCGGCTATTTCTTCTCTCACCCTGGCAACTATTTCTTTTTGCCTGGCCAGTTCCTCGTTAAGATGCTTTCCGTCAAGCTTAAGGGATATAAGCCTGTCCCCGTGCATTTCAGCAGCTAAGGCTGCCTTTTCGTGCTGGGCGCGAAGAATGCTTAAAGAGTTGGCCAAGGCTTCGGAGGTCCCGGTCCACCTGGTGGTTGATGCGGCAGCAGCCTCGCCGACTTTCCCCAATATCTCCTGGACAGGTATCATACTTTTATCAAGATTTTGATAATCAAAAATAACCGGTATTTCTACCGTGGGACTACCTATTTTTTTCGGTGTTTCCCAGGATGAAAAAGCCTCTTTCAGATTCCCCATTGCCTTGCCTGTTTTTAAAGCCGCCTCAGCGCTATTTGTATGCAGCTTATAAAGTTCACCCTGGATGTCATTGTTTTTTTTCGCAACGGCATATCTGGCCTGCTCAAAAGCCTCCTGAAGAGTATCCGGCAGCACTTTGGCAATGGGGGATATGGCGTCAAGGATACATCCGATTACACCATATACCCTAGCCTTTAAGGTGTTAAAACCAATAGCAATGTTGGTTACCATCTGACTGAAATATGAGGATATGAGCTCTGCAATAGAACGGGTTTTATCCCGAATACCAAACCAGTTCTTACTCCAGGCCACTGCAAAACCAATAATGGCAGCTGTAACTGCTATGATTGCTGTTATCAACAGCCCCATGGGGTTTGTCAGGATGGCAACGCGCAGAGCATTAAAGGCTAAGGTGACAGTCTTTACCGCTACTGCCCATGCCTGAATTGTCTTTAACAAGATGCCTATGCCGAACGTTAACGGACCAATAAGTGCAGCCAGAGCGGCAGCGATTAAAACTACTTTTTGTTGCTCCGGGGTGATTTTCTTAAATCCTGCAATCCACTCGTTTATTTTAATCAGAATTACCTTAATGCTCGGCTCAAGGTTTTTATACAGTGTGGCTGCAAGTTCCTGCAGGCTTGCCGTAGTTCGCCTGGCCTGATTTGCCACCTGGTCGCCGGTGCGGACCAGGTCCCCCTGGGCAGCCTTAGTGGATTCTAATATAACCCCGTACCGGGCGGCTACTTTCTGCGCCTCGGTCAATTCCTTTCCCTGCGCCGCGATCCCGTTCTTATAGGCGTAAGTCTTTACGTTGTTTTCATCAACGAGAATACCCAAAGATCTGAGTGGCTCTATTTCCCCGGTAATTCCCGAACGTATTTTTTCAAATGCCTCATCAGGCTTTAGATTATAAAACGAGGCAAAGTCATAGGATAATTGGGCTAGGCCTGTAGACATCTGATATGCTGCCTGCTCGCCAAAACCCATGGACTTAAACATAACATTAAACATACCGGCGTTTTTGCGTAGCTCATAAGCATTGATCCCGAGGGCCTGGCTTACCTGGTCGCTCCACGCCCGGGCAGCATCCGCCATGCTGGCAAAAGACACCTCGAAGAGATTTTCAGATTCGTTGGCGTCGGATCCGATTTTAGTAATGGCAGCCCCGAGACCTGTTATTGGCAGGGTTAGCCCTACCATTAGCTTGGTGCCGAAACCGGTCATCCTTTCTCCAATCCTGCCAAATCCCTCAAATCTACTTTCAAGACCTTGCATTTCCTTTTCAACACGCAAAAGGCTATTGGAAAACTCCTGGGTTTTTGCCCCGATGACTACAAAAAGACTGCCGACTTCTAAAGACATTTTAAGTTCAACTCCACCAAATTCTTAACCTTCTATGACCTCCCCGCCATAAGCCGAGTTAAGGATTTTAACGATCTTGAGCATCTCATCCGGTGTTTGCTTCTTCCTGGTTAAATTCTTTCCCGGCATGAAATCCTGGGGAGTGGATTTTTTTGCCTTCGGGTCCTGGTGACAGTTGACCGTAACCGAGCATAATAAAGCGGTCCGAAAGTCCTCCCGCTCTACCCTGACAAGGTGTCTTTTGACAAGCGCGTCATACTGCCGCAGTGTAAGACTCCAGAAAACACTTTCCGCAAGACCCAGGTCGTACCGCCCGATGGACCATATCTCTAACCAGCCGGGCGGCTTTTCGTCAAAGGGGGGTTATCACCGTTTGGTTCCGGCATAGCCATGCTGAATGCTTTAACGATTGCATCGCTTATCCTGTTCATGTTTTCCGAATGCACCATTGCCCCGACCTGCTTTACAGTAAGGTTTTCATCCTCGTGGATAAGGCAGGCCCAAAGTAGGGCCCTCAAATCCTTCATGCCCATATCGGTAAGGCTTGAAACCGACAAAAAGCTCTTACCTGTGTACTCCTCGAATTCCGCCATGGCATTTAGGTCTAATAGCAGGCTGCGCTCCCTGTCCAGTGTAACCTTTACCACCGGTGCAGTTATCTTACTCATATTCCCACCCCATACTCAAATTTTTAGACTCCGTGCTTTCATCGCCGAAATACTTTATATGCGCTATTTTGTCATTTACCGACATTCTTTTTCAAAGGTACACCTCCTTCTTTGTCTAAATATCACTACAGTTGATATCTAAAAAGAGGGGGTGATAATATATGAAGCTTAATTTGAAAGAGAACTCAATATTTTTTCAAAACTTATGTCCAAATTGCAAAGGAAATTTACCAGACGAAATTAACTATGAGCATGAAATTGGTGTTTTACCACTTTCAGATGTTAATGAGCCTATTCACGTTATCCATGTAATTTGTAAAAAGTGTGGCTATATTCGAACCTTCTGCGATCCAAATAAGTATTTTATTAATTCCTGATTTGCTCTATAAACTTGCCAACGGTACTTGCAGGTCCATCAATACCAACAACCTTGGTACCGTTCGGCAACACTTTTTCAAAAGCAACCCTGGGATTTTCTACTGCATGGAGATCATAGAAGGCTGCACCATAACGCAGTTTATTTTTTATGGCATTAAAAACATCTTCTTTTTGGGCTAAATTAATGTTTTTTGGCTGGTTTGATTCTTTTAGCTCTTCCACTATCTTTTCAAGCTGTGCAACCCTTTCCTCCAGGTCCATGGTCTTAATCCTCCTTTCAGGACAGCACCCCGGTATGTATACCGGGGTGCGCTCAATTAAGCAGTCTTGGCAACCCTGACGGTATAAGTCTTAGCCGTTTTACCGGTCTCCTGGACAACAATGGTAATTGTAGTCACGTTATTAACCGCTCCAAGCGAAATGGCGCTGGAGGGTACGCCGGTGTTCACGTTCTGGCTTGCCCCGTTTGCCGTTATAGTGCAGATACCGGCTGCAAATGTCGGAGTAACGGTGATAGACGCGCCGGTGCTGGTCGCGGTGTAGTCGTAAGTCCCGCCTGCAAACGCCGGATAAAGGGTAGCTGTGGTCAGGACCAGGTTGGTCAGGTTGTTGCTTGCGGTAATAGCCAGGGTCGGCTTTCCGGATACCTTCAAAATAGCCGTAAATTTCATGGTTCCGTCAGAATTGAGATCGCCAACCTCAAACGAGGTGACCAGGGCCGAAAACGTCCACGTTGCCGTAATTGCCGCGGGGAACGTTATGACAAAGCTTTGCAGCGTCCTGTTGTTCATATCGTCAATGAGGCCAATCTGGCCGTTGGTATCACCAACAATAAAATTGCCTTCAATCGGAACTTCACCGCCATCGATGAGCGTACCGATATATTCCCGGTAGTTGTTGGCTGACTGGTGGTTGGTCACATCCACCGTGTCCATTTTTAATTTGGGGTTGCCGATTTTAGTCAGCTCTGCTATTGTATTGCCGTTTCTGGCCAGGGTAACCCCAAACGCTGATTTTGCCGATGTGGGCATTAATTATACCCCCTTTTAAGGTTTATCCACATATTTATGCACAAATTATCCACGGGCTTTAAATACTGAGAAATTCACAGTCCACCCAGCGCGGTTGTTTGTATCCCGCCCAATGCCTGCAGGAGAATGGTTTACTCGAATTGATAAGTAAATTGTCGTGCCCAGGGTCACATTTGACAGCCCCTGAAGCTCTAAAATTACAGATTCAGCCTTAGCCCTGCCGGCAGCGTACCCCTTATTTCTTACCCTCACCTGTAAGCCCGGCCTTTCTATTTCTTTTCCGTCATGTGTCAGCTCGGGCGGGGACCCTGCATATTCAAAAAGCGCAATACAGTTATCTGGCTGGTCGGGCAGCTCACCTTTGAAAATGTTGGTTCCTATGGTACCGATACCGGCTTCTTCAAGTTTTCCAGCTATATCATCTAAGAGCACTCAGGTCACCTCACCCCCTGGAGTACCTGCCTGATCCGATCCCCTGCCATCTTTTCTACTCTTGTCTTATTACGGTTAAAGGGGTCCTCCAGGTACTTGGCTTTTCCATCAGTGTGTTTTAAGGTCAAGTCTTCATGCTGCCTTACAGCGTACGGTGTATTAAACGAACCATAAACAGTATCTTCACCTGGTGCGTCGGTAACGGCGGCTGACCGGCGCAACGTACCGCTCTTGATAGGGGTTTCGTCAATGGCCTCAGTTATTATGTGTTCCATGCCGTTGTGCAAGGCCTGCATGGCTGTATCCCTGATCAACTTCTCTACTTCTTTCCCTCGCCATTTAAGGCCTGACATTACACATACACCTCCCTGTGACTTACATTACCGTCCAGGTCCGTAACGTCCGAAACGGTAATAACCGGCCAGTCGCGCCCACCGTAGGTGAGTACGTCACTGGGGTTAATAGAAGCCTCGGTAAACACTTTAGCTTCACTTACCACCTGCTCGCCCTGGGTATTTCGCACCAGGCTCCGCTTGCTTTCCCAGCGAACAGCAATAGTAACAGGGTTTGCATATACCGGGTCATACCCGTCATGTCCGGTACGCACCTTTAAGGAAGCGGTTTGATTAAGGTAGTAAGCTATCACGTTATCCCCACCGCCCCGGCCATATACGGTCTTAATAACTCCCTGGCCTCCAAAGAAAGTATGGAAAGGTTTAAGCGGTTGTGCGCTGTCATTTTGTTGAATGATTCAGATAGGTCGCCAATGTTAAAACCTGTTACACCTTCTTTCTGCAATCTGATCCGCTTGGAATTTCCCCGGTCGAGCAGGGCTAAGGCCTCCTCGCACTGGGCATCCATAATTGCCTGGGGAACCAAAGTCTCACACCAAAGGCTTCCGTCCCACACAAGTTCGACATTGCCGATGTAGTTAAGGCCGGATATACTACGCTGATCAACCGTATAACACCGGGGGAAAGCAAGTGCCTGATCTGTTAACCTCTTGCGCCCCTTTAAAAACTGCCGGTCAATAACCTTTGCCGCCTGGATAAGCGCCCGTGCCCTGTCGTCACTTGAAGCGCCGGTCCAGGCGGTAGAATATAGGCGGGCGTTGAAATATGTGTCTGCGTCTGCCACACTGATATACGAATTTGTTCCGACTGTTACGGTAACAGCCATATTGTTCACCCCTGACTGGAGAAAGGGAGCAAAGAATGCTCCCCCCTCTTTTAAACCCTGATATACTCAATATAGGCGTAACCGGCAAGGCCTGCTGCGGCGCCTGTTGCCATGCTAATTGTAAGGTATTGGTCGGACGGCCAGAGTTTTGCAGGCAATCCGTTAGTGCCCGAAGGACTGCCAAAGGCCCCGGTGGCACTGTGGACGTCCTGACCATCTATCAGGTTATCATATTTAGTTGTTGCGCCTGCGCCAATTCCGGCATCTACCGTACAGGCTGCGGTCGCAATAGTGGTAACATTTAATACAAGCTTTGTAACAATAATGGCCGCCCCCTCGGGATTGGCCAGGGACAGGATGCCCCCGGCCGTGTCGGCATGGCCAAGGGCAACTTTATACGCTCCGCTCTGTGCGCTCATAATATTCTCCTTTCTTAAACCAGCAGATAGGCGTCAACTACCTTGCTGTTCAAAGCGCTGTTAAGGTCAATGGTATTGCTCTCGATTGCAGTCGCACTTGTCGCTACAGTGGGGGCAACTGCTTCCTTCACGTTATCAAGATAGGCTGAAAGAACGGTATTATGGGCCAACTTAAACGGCAGACCCAACTTTTCACCAAAGCCTATGGCGGTTGTGGCGCCGTTCCCATCATGAGCAGGTATGGTAATTTTCGTAACAATTTTAAAAGCCTTGCTGCCTATCACTGTCCCCGGTGTATTTTCCGTAAAGGCTGGGAGAGTTTCTGTTATGACCTCATCGGCATAGTTCGTTCCCTCAATGATAACCTGAATGGCTTTTATGTCACCTGCCGTCCCCCCGGCTGTAGCGGTGATATTCCGTGGAACGCCCGGGTTTGTGATGCCGGTAGTAATTAACTGCTGTTGCCCGGTATCAGCTACAGCAGCGTGTATCCCGTTTGCGGCGGCGGCGCCGGCAGCTGTTGCGGCTACCTGAAAGTGGGCAATAAAAGCCCGGGCAGCATTCGTCCCGGGCAAATCAGTCTGAATTCCCTGCCCAAGGGCAGGGTTATACGGATATAAGGTCATCTACTTATTAACCTCCTTACTGCGGGGTGAGCACTGCAAACGGGTACCTTGTTGCAGCGTTGGTGTTTACCCTCTGGATGGGGTTCGGCAGCTGCCAGCCCAGGCGCATTACCGCTCTCAAAGCAACCATGTCCTGCTGAGCCAGGTTGTAGATGATATTGCCGGCCGCATCCTGGATGACAGCCTCGGTCAGCACCTTGTAAGTTACATCCTGGCGCATGGCGTATACAAGCTGCTGCCAGTCACCGGAGATCAAAAGGCTCTGACTTGCGTTAATTGCGCCGTTGGTCGGGAACACTACTTCCGCACCGTCGAGTTCATACCGGGTTGTCTCCTGCATTGACCGGTTGAAGATCGGTATGCCGTTGGCATCCCGCAGGCCGCGCAGACGGGCCTTCATTGTAAGGGCTGCCACGTGGCCAGTCGCATTAAACCCATCCTGCTCAACAAGGGCAAGGGTT